ACATGTCAGACTTAACATCATTCTCATTAGACTCGTCTTTGTTTACTAGGTCCATAGCCATGACATTAAAATTCCAAGTAAAAACCCCATCCCCTAAAGTTGCTGGCTGGTCAGCTACCCAAAATAGTGGATAGTTAAAGTCTGCTAGTTGGTTATGTTCTACTATTTCCCATAAGTCACCATTACCAAAATTTTGTATTTGCTTATGATTAGTAGCAAACGTCTCAAACTCTTTTAATATTTGATTATAGGTTAATATCATTTTTGACTATTTCTATATTCGTCTCTCCAGCAATAAGAACTATTCCCACCACCTAAATAAAAACTAGTTTGAAAAGCTGTCTTTCTAGGGTTTAAGTCGTCAGAGTGTTCTTTATATTTAGGGAATAAATTATCATTATCACATAAGAAGTTAATTAGTCTAGCTTCTCTTTCTTCTGCTTTGTTCTTCCATTCGTCTCTTAAATACTGTAGGTCCTGGTAGTCTATAGGGTTACTATTATCACTGTTCTTAGTTGCTACAGATTTATTCCTATATTTAAACAACATAGAAGTAGAACACTCATACATAACCCACTGAGCCATAGTCGGAGCGCAATAATTATCTAATAAGTTAACCTCATCACTGTTTAAAGTGCTAGCTGTTATCTTAGTCTTTAAGTCTTCATAAAGTGGAGTTCCTAAAATAGGGTGAATCCTTAACTCCTGGCAGTCTGAAATACTAGGTAGGATTAACCTTACATCTACATTCTCATCTATTAATGTAGTGTTCTTAACGTATTGCTCTGAGATGAATAAAACTGCCATAATTTATTTTTTTAATCTTACTATTTGCTGCTCCCAAATATGTCGACAAAAAGGAGTAGTTTTATTAGTTTTGTAATTGTGATACCAGCCACCTCTTTTGGTAAAAATATCTATTCCAGACTGACCAAAATCATTAGTTAATAATTCTAATTGCTGTAGTGTATAGCGTCTAGTAGTAGCTAATAACATTAAACGTCTACAAAAAGGTCTACTCTGAGTCTTTAAAGGAGGAGCATCTGGTCTCTCTATATACTTATATACTATAAAAGTCTCTTCTTTTGGTTTTTGTATACTCTCTTGACCGTCTTTAGTTGGTCTAAAATCTTTGTCTAGTGCTCCAGCATCAAATAAGTTAGACACCGCTTCACTTATTAACGCTTGCTCTACTTTTAAGGCACTAGCCAACTCTGTAATAGGTAAACTAGGATTCTTAATTAATAAAGATAAAACACTCTTTTCTAATTCTGTTAATATGCTAGTAATAGCAAAAGACTCATTAATTATTTTGTTTTCAAATTCCTTAGCATCTTTTAAGTTAGTGATAGGATTATGAAAAGTCTTTAATACTTCTAAACTATTCGCGTCTATACCAGTAGTCTCTAATTGACTAAATATAATTTCGTCCTCATCACTTTTTAACTCTACTCTTTGCTCTGGCTGTAAAGCTGGTAGACCTATTTTCTCTCTTATTTCGTCTTGAGTCATTACATTTAAAATAGCAGTCTCACTAAAGTATCTTTGTACTGGCTCTATTTTTTGTATTCTTACTGGGTGTCCACTAATACCATTAAAGTTAAGTATTGAGTTTATTAATTCGTTAAATACTTTTTGCTCAGGATCAATTTGTAGGTTTTGGTATAATTGACTAGCTACTACTATCTCGTCAGCGTTATTTCCTAAGCCAGCATTATCTTTAATTCCAAATAATTGAGGGCTAGTAATTCCGTGAGCTGTGAATATCTCTTCCCTTATTTGGTTGTTTAGGTTTATAAACCTTTCGTCTTGTCCGTTAACCGGTATAGGTAATATCTGAGGGTGATCAGAATTCTGGTCAGTAAATGAAAGCAAAGGTTTACCAGCATTATCAGCTCCTGTAGCATAATCTTTAAATCGTCTTTCTATATTAGCCATCTCCTCCTCTGTCGGTTGACCATTTGCAAAGGAAATAACATAACCAGCTGAGAGGTTATTTTTAATGTTTTGTAAAGTAAAGTTAGCTATCTCAGCGTCTGACTCTAAGTAAGGTATAGCACTAGTATAGTCTGGCATCGGATAAACCCCTAAGTCTGGTCTATACTCCTTATAATAAATTAAGTAGTCTATATCTGGCTTAGCTGAGTTATCGTAAGGAAATTGGTGTAATATTTTATAGTCTTCGTTATTTTGTGGATTCCTAGAGGACCAGTCGTCTGTATAATAAAAAAGTCCATTGTCTACTCCAGCTCTAATATCACAAAAATCAATATGATTAATAGCAGCTATTTTGCCACTCTTAGACATTCTAACTTGTAGGCTGAAGCCTCCATATACTTTTTTATCTTTTGCTAGTTTAGACGTTAGCTCGTCTATGTTCTCGTCTTCGTTAGGCATCCTAAGAAAACCGTCTACATAAGCCTTTTCTGAAAATGTTAATTTCTTATCTACTACAAAACCTTGTCCTACTATAAATTTAACCTTACTATTAATAATTTGGTTATGTTTACTAGACTCATTATATAGTTTAGTTAAATAATCTGGATAAGTATTTTTATAAGGTCTGTCAATTCCGTATTCGTACCAGTCGCCCTTTTTAGACTCTTTAAACTCTGGTAATTCATAGCCACCGAAATTTATAGGAATTAATTTTATACTCATTGTGCTGGATTATAAACTATATTAGTAGTTGGTGAAACTGAATGTTGATTAAACGAAGGTTGATAAGTTGAATCTATTAATTTTAATTTGCCTTGCTCTACTTCATTTAATCCAGTAGGGTCTAAATTAGAACTACTAGACTGTTCGTATACTTTGTAATTATAAAAACCCGGAGAGCCTAAGTCTAAACTTCCATTAGTAGGGTCATCTGACCCCTCTACAAAGTTAAACTCATTGTATCTAGGTTTATTAGTGCTTACATCTGTAATAATAGTATAGTACTTAGTCTTAGTCTGGTCACTCTCAAACTGAAATAAATAGTTTGGGTCAGTCAATTGACTAAGCTCATATAAGGTAGCTACAAAATTATTTGTAGTATTCTTATTAATCACTATCATTTTTCTTTGTTTTTTTCTTTTCTGTAAATACTTCAGTTATTTCTAACTTTTTTAATAACTCTATATTTTCCTCACATACTAAAACTTTAAAGCCTTTAGTATGAATTGTTTTTCCTATATAAGATTTCTTTAACATATTACAAATTTAAAAAAAAAGGGGACATTACTCCCCTCTTTCATACAACAAAGAACGATTATGCAATCGTTAAACCAGCCACAACAGAGGCTTGAACTTCATAACAAGGTAACTGAGATTTATCAGTTAACTCAATTTGGTATTGGTTAGGGTCTCCATAAGCCTGGCCAGTTTGTGCTACTAAAGAACTACCTTCAGCGAACTGGTCAAAACCAAGGGCTAAATACGTACCATTATTTGTTTTTACTATTACAGCCAGTCTAGCTAACATTAACATTTTTATTTCGTTTGTCTTAGTAGCCGTTAATTTATTAATTGTAAACGCTAAAACATTATCATAAAAAGAAGTGCCAGCTGCTGGGTCTACTGTAGCAGTAGAGGTAACAGAACCGGATTCCTTTTTTAGATTATACTTAAAAAAACTTGATGTACCAACCTGAGTAATAGCACTAATTTCGTGTCCTGACTGAGTAAATGCAGAAACATTGTCTCTTTCAGATATTAAGACTTCCTCAATACCTCCTAGACTGTCGCTACAATCTCTAGCCATTCCACTTGCTAATATACAACTCATAACTATTTGATTTTCAATTAGTTAGCATCTCAGCTAACGATTATTTAAAAGGGGGAAATTAATCCCCCATTAAGATTATACTAAAGCAAATCTAACTATCTCGTCAGGGAAAGCTACATTTACACCTGTTCTAAAAGCCATTGTCACTTTATAGATTCTGTCATTATCGTCATACCAAGACCTTACATCGTTAGCCTCTTCGTCTGGTAAATCAACACCAATAAACACATTTGATGCTCTCATCAAATAGATATTGTTGTTTGATTGTGTTAAACCTGGGTCAGAAACAACTTCAATATTTGGGAAACCAATTAAAGGCATAGACTGTGTTTGTCCTTCAGATACATAATGGAAGTAGTTACCGTCAGCTAAAGCTCTTTGATAAGATAAAAATTGAGCTGGTGCGATAAACATTTTTAAATCGTCTGCTCCAGCAATAGCTTCAGGAGTTAATTCAGCCATCCCTAAAAGGATGCTAATAATATTAGCTGAAGTATATCCAGTACCTGTAGTAATTCCCGATGGATTACCATTGATAGCTGTTCCAGCTGCTAAAATTTGCTTATCTAACCCGTCAAACTTACTTAGGTTGGCAGCACCTGAAGTAGTGTCGCCTTGCCAATATGCTTTACCTAAAGC